CAACTAATGTTGAAGAACTTCATGCAGGTTTGACAAGTTACAACGCAATGTCTGTCCTTAGGCGTTGTCACGTACATGTTGAAGTTAAGGTCAAAAAGGAATTTGAAACCAATAATCTTTTGGATTCTGGAAAAGTGATTGCTAAGTTCGGCAAAGTTGGCCAACTTAATGATATTTGGGACATCACTATTAAGAAGCCCATTGGTACTGGTAAGGATAATGCTTTCTTTAGCCATTATGAGATTATCAAGGAGAATATCTCAATTGTTGAGTACGTAAACTATATTGCTGCTAGAGCGCAAAAGCATGAGAGGGAACAGTCTAACATTGTGGACTCGTTCCAGGAACCTTCTGAAATCGTACAATTGTGCAGTGACTGTATGCGTTGTGTTGAGACGTGTACTTGTGTTCACATTGAAGAGGAAGAAGTTGCTTCGGTAACAGAACTCTCTGATGATAGTGACAGTGATTCAGAATTTGAGGATGCTGAGGAGTATGCACCTCAATTTGGTGAGCGCTTAGCAGGGCATATTGTTCGCCAAGGCGAATCTTACAAACATGTGATTCGAAAGAAACAGGCTATTGTGGAAACTAAGGTTGAAGACCTTTCCATTAACTTTTTGTTGACTTCCTTGAAGCGATTTGAGGAGTCACCGTATTCGTTGTGGACTAATTATATACCTGAACAATGGATGGACAATGATTACGTCAAATCTACTATTCTGGCCTATGGTCAAGATGTGATAGGACAGGACGTGCAAGATTATCTGTATAGGATGGCTGCTACAACATCACTTATTACACTATCTGCATACAGAGTTTTCGGACTCCGTTTTGCAGTCACTGTCATGCTTGGTGTTGGTCTGTACCATGCTTTTTCAATGGCAGGGATCATAGAAACTAAGAAGACAGCCTATATGGATGCTCTTGTGAAATCTCGTGAAACCTTGCCTGAATGTTTTAAGACTCTTCGTGATCAGCATGTCAAGACAGCTTGTATGCTTTTTGGAGCTATTGGTTTTATGTATGCCGCTGCCCAGACCTATAAGGCAGTAAAAGCAAATTTAACTATGCAAGGCAAATTAGCACCCAAATCAATTGAAGACATCCGTGCTCGTGATATGGAAGCAAATGTTTGGAAGGTTACGGAAACTACACCAGTTGAACATAATACTAAAGGTAACTTTTCTAGTCAGGAGTTCGCTTCTCTAGGATTGCGTTCTGCATTATATACTATTGAGATTGGAAACAGTTTCAGTGGAGCTTTCTATTTGCGGACTAAGGAATTCTTAATTCCTGCCCATATTTTGCCTAAGGAAACTTGTATTGCTTCCCTCAAGGGACCTTCTGGAACCTCAA